GCTCACTTGGAGACTCTATTATAAAATCAACGTCTGCGTTGGCTTGATTAAAAGTAATTTCATTCTGCCCGCTGGCATCCTCAGTAAGCCTAAGAAAATCTACGTTGCCCGCTGTAAATTTTATTTGCTCATCGATGAATTGGATTTTGGTATCGGTGTCTCCAACGTGGTAGATATACTCGGCAACATATAGGTTCCCGTTAATATCCAAACTTCCCGTAACTTGGATTACGTCGTCGGAAGTGTTGCCGAGAATTACTTTTCCGTCAGCGGTTGCCTTGAATCCCCAACTGCCGTCAGCATCTTTAGATCCAAAACCTGCTCCAGCCATTAGTCGTCCCCGAGTACGTCGTTAAGGGCTCGGTTGATTCGGTCGGCCTTCGTTAGATGGGTTTTAACTTGGCTTTCTGCCACAAGGTAGGCACCCGTGGTACTTGGTTCCGAAACCAGATCAAAACAAAGAAGCTGGAAGTCGTCCTCTACCATGGTTGTTCCGCCTTCTTGGCGAGTAGACCCCAGCCCACGGCTGGAAATTCCCAGTTGGACGCCTCCCTCAACCAGTTGTTTGGCGATTTGTCCCGCGGGAGTTTCTAAAATTTTCATCTTCCCCATTACGTCATCACCCTTCCACCATACTTCGGTAACAAGGTGGCTAGCATTCTTGAGTTCAACAACTGAACTGTCTGGGTGGTCTAACTCTCCAATGGCTCGACCCTCTCGGACAAGTTTTTCGTAGTTCTTCATTTCCCGCTCAAGAATAGGCTTGGGGTATATCCGACCATTGCCGTTCTTTGTGCCGGCGGCTTGAATTTTGCCGGCGACGATAAGATGGGTACCGTCCTTGTTCCCTTCCCGCTCTTCTTCGGTAAGAAGGTCGTCGCTATAATCTAGATTCATAAACTCTTGTAAGACGTATTTCGTATTCATTTTTTTCTCCCTTGGAGTGCGGGCGTTACCCGCACGGTACAACTACCCCTGCAACACCTTGCGACTGGGCGTAGCCTCCACTTGCGTGTCCACGTCCCTTCTGTTTGTGTATTCATGCTGCAATCCTCCGTCCGATATAAGCATAGATAACGCATACGACGTTCCAGATGAGAGGAAACCTAAAAGGAACCCATTTGTCACTGAAACGTCAAAGGTAAATAGTTCTGTAAATGGGTTTAGGAGGAGAAGAAAGACTCCGACCCAAAAGCCCACGCACATTGGACAATGAAAAAAAGGACTCGCTGGGCGTACTTTTTGAAAAATATTAGAAAAAACTAATATCTGGGTTAGCCCATAGGCACACAAAATAAAATATGTTAAACTCACTTTAGCCCGCTTTCTTAGTAAACGTAGCCGTACCCGTAGTACGAATAGGAGGCACCCTGGTCCTGCCGGCCGGCCGCAGTATCCTGATAGGGAGGGATTTTTCCGTATGCGGTGCTATCTTGGGCGGTGGGATCAGTAAAGCGATCCTCTATATCCTTATCGTACTCCACACCAAGGGCTTCGTCGTCTTGAGTTCTCTTAATGAATTTTTCAATTTCGTATAGGACCACTTGTAGGGAGTCCACCTCGGTGGATTCATAGTAGCGTCCTTCCACTACTCCGAAACTCGCTCCCCCTTCAATAAAATTTCCGGTCACCCCAGCCTTAAAAAGCGAATAAAAGAGGGCCTTCTGGTAGTCGAAAGTATCCTTCTCTGCGGAAGGCTTAGGCATCGTCAGGATTCTCTTATCCTGCGGAATAACGACAATGTCTACTTGTCGATGATCATCAATGAGTAAGCTTCCATCTAGCGTCTTGGTCGCCTTAAGGGTGACTTGAGCTTGCGGCTCTTTCTTTGTTTCGACTGGAGCGATCTTAATCTTAATCGTCATTTGTTTTATATTCTCTAACAAGTTTTTGGAGCTTTAAGATTTTTAACATTTCTGTTTCGCCAATACGAACAACACTAAAAGAGTTTAGTTGCTCAATTACTTTGTTAGTATTTTCCACCATGACAGGATCATTAACAATCTCGGGTAAACGTAAGGAAGCAGTGATGGCGTTCCGGATTCGGGTGAGTTCTTCATGAAGGTGGACCTTGAAATCGGCCTCGTTGGGACCGAATGCCACTACATATTTTCCCAAAAGCGACTTCTGTTCCGGCAGTAAGCCCTTATATTCTTTATTAAATCGTTCTGTAAAGCTTCGAACGACTATGGAATCTACCGGAGTCATTGCTTCGGTATTCTTGTTGCCATTTATTAAGTTCTCAATAATTTGTCCCTCTAGGAGCACCCTGTTCTTAAGGAGCATCTTATCCCCGAATATCTGGGCGATGGTGGCGTAATCCTTATAGTTGGGAACAAAGTTATCGTAGACAGCCTTTCCTATACCTTGGTTGATTTTTTTAATTACGCTAGTCTGCTCTTGGAAAATATTTCTTTGGTCCAAATCGTCGTACTCCTTTTTAGTACGAAAGATAAGCTTTTCGGCAGTGTAGCGATCTAACGTGTCTTCTTCCATCAGTGATCGGTAACAATCTAGTTCCTTCGCCAAAGTAGAGCCTTTTTTAAAGTGGTCAGACAATATATTCCGCACTTGTTCTGAAGCCACGGGATTTCTTTCCACTACAGATTTTGTAAGCTCTCGAATGAGAGCCTCAAACAAAAACGCTGTGTTTCTTTTTTTATTATGTTTGGTCTTCATCTTTTGCTTCCAATTGGTCTAGTAGCCTTTTAAGCTCAAACTGCGTCTCAAAGAGTTGTCTTTCCTCGTTTTTGTCCGAACCTTCTCCAATGTTCACCATCGACTTGAGTCCGTCACTCCACCCCTTAAATAGGTTTCTAGTAGAGGAAGAGGCCGATTCTTTATTGTACTGTCCGTGCATGTGACGCCGGCGGGCACCTTGTTTCCACTTTTCCTGTCCTTTTTTCACAGGTTTGTACCAATTTGTGTCGTCTCTTTGTCCAGGCTCCGGCTCCGCCAGGAGGGCTCCAACCTCTTCCTCTTCAGCAGGCTCAGCTTCTTCTCCGCCCTCTTCGGTACCTCCAAGCAGATCTTCGCCGCCGCCCAACAGATCTTCTGCGGGTGCCTCTGCTCCACCGCCTTCGCCGGGCTCTGGGGCTGTTCCGGCTGCTTCAAGGGCTCCCGACTGCTTTGCGTCAGTATATTGTTCAATTTGCACTCGTTCAATCTCTTCATCCGAAAGCTTGAAGATATGTTTATAGACCCAATATTTGGAAAAATATCCTTCAGTAGCGGCCCCCGCAATATCAAATTTGGTGCGTAAGTGCTCTAATTCTTGTAGTTCGGCAATTTTAGAGGGGTTATTTAGTTCCAACTTAAAAGAGGTCAAATCGCTCTCACGAAATCCTAGTGTGTACAAGTGAATAATACAGATTTTTTCTAGCTCTGCTATTACTACCCTTTGAAGTCGCTGAATAGTTCTTGCAAAAGCGATATCTTTCTGAGCCAGGGTTGTCTTGTCTTCCATGGTATCGCCCTGGGCCAAGTAAGCCTTGGGAATTTTCAGGGCAGAAAATAACTTATCGCGAAGATAGTTTACATCATCGATATCGCCAGTAAATTGTCCTCCGGCTAAAGTTTCGATGCGAGTATTGCTGTTCCCTCCTCGCACGGGGACGTAATAATCCTCATCAACACTCATGGCGTTGTATCTAAGGTCAACACGTCCTGTATCATCATCTACAATCTGATTTCTTTTCATCTGTGTCTTGACTTGTTCAATATATTGTTCCACGTCCTCGGCGGCAATATTTCCCACATCAATATAAAAAACACGACGTTCGGGGGATCTTACAATCCGGTAAGCCATCATCGCATCCTCCAACATCGTAAGCTGTCTCCAGATGCGGCGAGCGGCTTCCAACACCGAAGTGCCGTAAGGAACATATTTATCATTACCCAACACTCTCATGTGGGCGATTTGCCAATTTTCGAATGTAACGCCGGCTTTGCCTTCAGCGTTGACCCAGAAATATTGGATATAATTGGGGTTAGTAGGGTCCTTTCCCTCAAGGCGTTCCACTTCACGAATCGGCAGGGGGACCACATTAGTAACCCCCAGCTTATCATCAATGTCCAAATAGAGATAGTAGTCTCCATATTTACACATGCCTCGGGCCCAGCCAAATAAGTTAGATTCCACATTCAAGACATTATAGAGAAGGGTGTGCAAAATGTCTTTAATTTCTCTGTTGTGACAATCAATATTTACCAGAGGGGTCAAGGCGGTTGAAGTTGTAATTTCGTCCGCATATATGTCAATGGTAGAGGCGATTTCGGGCATGTACTCCATTTGTTCAAAATCAGTGTATCTTACTTGCTTATTCCGATCTAAAAGGGTTTTAGAAGCTAGCCCTCCAAAAGGATTATAATATTCTTTTTTCTTAAACTCTCGCCCAGTACTACTCGTAAAGGTATATTTGGTTACATCTCGGGAAGTTCCTCGGGTAACTGCCGGCTTATCATAATTGACCATAGGCCCGCTCAATAGCCGCGTAAGCCTCTTGAAAAGGTTGGATTGATTATTTCTCGGATTATTAGTATTGTCGTTTTCCATGGTTATCCTTTAATTATCCACCCGAAGGTTGGGAGGTCGGGTCGCTGGTCTTGACCTCGGGGTGGTCTATATCCTTGTTGTCCCGGTATTTTGGTATGAAGCTGCTTAGTAGAGACTGATATGCTCGACAGAAGGGCTTTCTTGTAGTTTTGTTCTCGCTCGTTCACGGTTAATGCGGTCCCCCTAACCCAACACCCGATAGAAGCAGCAATGACGAGATCATCATTATAACTTCTCATAGCCTGTGGTCGGCCGTTGTGCCATACAAAAGTTTTAACCTCGTTAGCTAATCGCATGGAATTAATATTAATTAGTTTATTCCTGACGAATTCCTCAAACTTCGCTATCACCAGGGGTCGAGTTTTCATAGACATAGTAAATCCGGGTACACCCCCCATAGCCTCGGCGGTGACTTCATCAACATAATCGTGACTATTTTTGAGGCTATGATATAAGTTTTTATACTCAAGGTCCTTGAGGCGACTCAAAACACCAATCCCTAACGAATTATTTTCAATAATCAACAAGGCGGTATTATACTCGGAAGCCATGGAAAAAAGAAGAGGAGCAAACATATCGGGGGTTATTTTCCCTTGATACTCAGCTACTTGTTCCATAGTTTCAATATCAAAAATATGGGCCACGCTATAGTCGGATCCGTCGCCCCGAGCCACATCCGCCACCAGGAGATATTCTCGATCGGCCAATGGCTCTTCCCATATCCAATAGTTCCGGTCAAATCCTGTGCGGTGCTTAGGGTCAGAAAGACTTTGCATTATTACCGCTAGATCGTCTCCATGAATAACCGTGTCGCCTGAAGCATTAAAGTTGCACTCAAGCTCTTGAGCAATTTCGCGGCGAGACATATTGCGAGTCTCCTTGGTAAACCAGTGTTGATTTCTTTCTGGGTGGACGTCCCACGGTAGCCTGATAGGGTGGAAATCATTTCTTTCTTCTTCTGCCTCGGTGTAGATTTTATGAAACCAATTACCCACCCCATTGGGAGTAGACAAGGCGATGCAACGTCCGCCCGTAGACAGAGTGGGATAAAGCCCAGCCCAAAGCTCACTAATGCCCTCCACAAAGGCTGCCTCGTCTACCACCAAAAGAGACAGAGCTTCGGATTTT